ACCCCCAACAAGCGTTCTTCTTCTGTGTTATCCTTGAACTCTTTAGAGAGATAAGGAAAGTTAGTGTACGTGCTCTGTATGGTCCCAAGTATTGTTGCCAGCTTTACCTTACGTGACAAATCCTCAAGGCTATCCGTTGATCGAACTACGCACTCGGTTAAATTACAGAACTGTGAATCCCGTAAAATTATCTCAGAACACGGATTCGTTCCGAAGTCAAACGAACTGTCTCGTCTGCCATTTTTACCTGCCTGCTTCTTTGCTGCCTCACGATTAAAGATACCTCGCTCACCGCTGCCACTTTCCACTAGTGCCTGCCACTCACGCATAAACGAGATGCTGTCAGGCTTCTCTGTATAAGCTACTGAGTTATTGGCTAGTGCTCTGTGTACGTTAGTCTTCCACCAGTCACCACTCTTAGCATGTCGCATACGATCATCAGACAGATTGCTCAAAGAGATCGTTGCTGAACGTCTAACTCCACCGACTACAACTACTTCACCAATCTTGCACATGATGTCGTGGCACTCAATAGAACTGAGCTTACGACCTACTGCATTCTTGAACGTATGCGTAACGAACATAAACAAGTCAACCAGAGGAGCTGGACCTGATGCACGACCACCGAAGGTCTTGAGCCTAGCACCTGCTGGTCGAACCTTAGATACATCCCACCTAGGAATCTCACCGCTGTACAGTAAAGCAATAACCTGTCGTAGTGACTTAGCCCAACCCTCCTTGCTGTCCTTCACAACTACTGTTGTCTCACTGTCGAAGAGCTTCTCTGGCACATCCGGCAGCTTCTTAACGTACTGTCGTTCTACTGAGAAGCCTACGCCTGTGCCGCACAACAAGATGAACATAGCCTGATCGAACGACTTGATGTTCTTTACTGTGAGGTAACTGCAATTATACATTGCTGTGTTGTCACGTAGGGCTGCTGGGCCAGCGGTCATCAATGATCTCATACTTGGCATAACATCAAGTGACAGGATAGCTTGCTCAATGTCCTTGAGAAGACTGCTGTCACCAGCGACAGGCTTTACGATGTTGTCCATGTAGCGACTGACTGTTTCGCCCCAGCCCTCTCGGCGTCCCTCTTTGTCTAGCCAACGCGCATAACGTGACTTGTGAATAAACGACTGATAATCGGTCGGGAGATAATTGCTGCTCATTTTGTTTCTCTTCCTCTGTTATCTTTATCTTCTTTGAGCCACACCATTCTGTCGATGTCGGCCCTGCATATACCTATATCTCTTAGCTCTCTATCAGACAATGTATTTAGTATCTTAATAGCGTGTCTATGCTCAGACCACATAACGCAGTATCGCATGAACCTCACGACTATGTTGTTAGTCCACTTACCTGTCATCGCCACTTCCTCCCAGTACACCTCTTGCCTCACGGTCATTTAACTTACGCATGTTCATCTCTAGCACCTCTGCTAAGTTAGCGTCGATGTGGTTCGCTAGAGCAGTCACATAGAACAGAACATCGCCTAACTCCTTGACCATAGCATCTCGATTTAACGGCACCTTGTCACGTATAGACTTCTTTACCTTCTCTGCGATCTCCCCAGCTTCTCCTACCAGACCTAATACATTCTCAACTAACCTGTTGTGATCCTCCGTCATAATCTTAGCTTCGACAAAGTAGCTGTACTCCATCGGAGTTACACCTATTACGCTCACGTAGCCTTCTCTTGTGGTACTCATAGTCCAGTCCTTCCATAAAACTCAGTTGACTTGTGCGGCTCTTTTAGCAGATCAAACAGATACCAGCAACAGTTATCTTTGCCAACCCCTGCACTTTCTTCAATCCACTTAACACGCCCTACGCTAACCACCTTTTCGCAGTACGACATCAATACAGTTGACTGCTTAGTGTGCATCCAGTCTGCATCAAACAATACCCAAGTAGGGCATATCTGCATCCACCTCTCAATGAATGGGTGCAGCATCTTTCTATCCCAAGGCGGGTTGGTAATGCAATAGTCTGAGAAAAGATCATACCCCTCAAGAGCATCAAACCTGCTAACCGTAGGACTACGAGGCTCTATATCACTAGCAGCTAGGCACTCCCCATGACCATCCGTGAGATCAGTTATGTGTTGTACCAACCTCCCATCTCCCGCGCATGGCTCTACATAATCAAATGCGTAAGGCAAATGCGGGATCAGGGGCTTAACTGCTTCTATTGGTGTCGGGTAGAAGTCTCTTGGTATCCTATCGAAGTTGCTACGCTTTCCCATAGAGTTCCTTTAACCTAGACATAGAGACAAACTCAGGGTCATACATACCATTACAGATGTTTCGTTTAATCACCACTCCGCTCCACCACTCTCTATTCGCTTGGCCAGCCCATCCTTCTTCTGCACCCTTGAAGCAGCCTGCCACAAGACCGATAGCTCCGTGAGGGTGAGAAGCGTCTTTAAACTTAAGATCACGCTTATGACTATGGCCACAAGTAGAGCTATGATGCCTGTGAGCAAGTAACCCATTAGCATGGTGCATCCCAGACATAGCAGAGCCAAAGTTGCCACTACTAAAGAAATGAGCATACGAGACCCCATCGTAATCAGCAATTGCTGGTGCAGAGTGTTCATACTGGTGGTAGTCGTCGAACCAGTGCTTTGTCTGCAAATGCCCGAAAGATATGCCGTACTTTGTACCTTCGAGTCTAGGATCATGCTTAATAGCTTTTTTAATTCGGTTTTCATGGTTGCCCTCAAATCCAATGTAAGTAGGTCGTTTACGTTTATGATGCCTGAACTTCCAACGGATACGTTCCTGTGCATCGTTGTACTGCTCTATGTCCTTCTCGTAAGACTGACTGCATAACGCTGCTGGTGTACGTGTGTCGAAGGTATTGAGCGATCTCATGTCAGCCCCGTCTCCTAAGTCAACGACATAATCAGGCTTGATGTCATACAAGAACTCACCTAACCAGTTGAACCTTGCGTTACTCACAGAAGGGTCTATGTGAGCGCAACTAAACACTACTGCTGTTTTACTCATCTGCTGCCTCCATTTCCATCAGGGCTACTCGCACCTCAAAGTCTATCTTCTTAAGCTCTTCTTTACTTAGCTTTTGTAGTTCATTTAGCAACGTGTTTAACTCAACCATTCTTTAACGCCTTTCGTTTCTGTCGGGCTTTAGCATTAGTTGCCAAGCGTTTCTCTTCTGCTGTCCTGTGCTTAGGGTGCAGGATGCCACCATGCTTAGGTATTTGGTGTCTCTTGTGGTAGTCAACCCAGTTAGACATCCATTGCCCCTCAGTCATCTTATTCTTAGCACGTCTAGCAAGATTGAACACCTTACCCTCAATGCCATTACAATTAAAACAAAGCACATCCCGCACGTAACCTGTTTTGTGATCGTGGTCAAGTGCAGGTGTTTTAGTTCCGCCCCTCATGCTTCCTTTGCACAAGGGACAGACATAGTTTTGTTTAGCTAATAGCTCAGACCTCAACGGAGCTACCTGAGAGGCTGTTATTCTATTCGTGGGGGTTCCCATAACTGTCCTTCATACCTCCGTAACCATAGCAGCCTAGCGTTCTCTACGATCCTTGCTGTGTCACCATCGTAGGCTTTCACACAGGCTTCCCACAGATCATCTACTGACCTGCAATCATGTAGTAACTTCTCTGCCTTCTTAGGGCCAATTCCCTTGAGGCCCTTTATGTTGTCTGCTGCGTCTCCTGTTAGTATCTGAGTGTAGAAGAATAAATCCCCCTGCCATTCACTAACCTGCGTCCACTTCTTCTTGTTAAAGTTAAAGTGCCAGCATGGTATCTGTAGCATGTCTTTGTCTATTGACGCGACAACAGTATCTGGGCCACACCTCGTAGCTTCTATTGCTATTAGATCATCAGCTTCTTCTCCTTCGCTTACAATAGCTCCGAACTTATCTACCATGTATTCTCTGACATGGCTCAAATACTTTGGCTTGTCGTTTGCTTTCCTGTTCCCCTTGTACGGATAACTCTTTGCTACATCAAACCTAAAGTTGTTAGACCCTGTTAAATACACTTCAAACTTATCAGGCTCAGGCCAGTCTAAGGTCTCCTCAAAAACGAAGTCAATAAGTATCTCTATCTTATTTTCTGCATCCTTGGGGAGACCATCTTGAGTAGAAAAGGCTGCCCTGTACGCTAAAATATCGCCGTCAATTAAAACCTTTCCTTTAGTCACTAGAACCCTCCAAACACCATCTGGCCATCATCCTTCTCGAAGGCTACATCTTCTACGTATGTGAACCCCCCAGCCTGTGCTGCATCCGTAAACACTCGTGCTAGTGCGTGAAGGTCGTCTATCTCATTACGAACGATTGTTGTTGTGCCGTCAAAGCCATCCTCTTCGTGAGTTGACTCAAACATAATAGTTACTTGCATTAGAAAACATCCCCATCGCTATTAGCTTCATAGATTACCTGCTCGGTAACAGCAATCTTTTCCATTGTAGTGATCTTACCATCCCACACATCGAACTTAACAACAGCCTTTGATCCATTACCAATCAGACCATCTGCAACCCAGTCCCAAGGTGCGTAATCACCGCCAGTCTTCCGTAGTACCGTAGGGGCTCCTATGACCACACCCTGCTCACCTGTGTCTTGGTTCTTAAACTTAGGGTTGAAGTGAGGTCGGGTTGCTTTGTAGTACATACGGCCTTCCTTGTCAGTCTTGAACAACTGCGCTTGTAGACCTTTGTTTGGTATGCCATCTGCAACCATCTTGTTTTTGACCTCATCTGTTAGCATTAGATTGACAACATAGATACCTTGCTTTGCTTCCATGTTGATTGCCATATCAGAGCCATCTTTCGGCCCCATGTCACGATCTTCTTCCCGCAACTTAGCCCATTCTAATTCACACTCTACGTAAACTTTCTTGCCCATTGAATTTCCTTTCAGTCGGGGTTCGTACTACTTTATATAGGGTCCAAAACGATTTTTTATACCCTAAACTCAGACATTTATTTCAAATTAGTGAATATCTGCGTAAGTCTTACCAAATTGTACATCTACACCAAGAGGTACGTTAAGTTTTACCTTCACGTTAAGCTCTTGTGCAGCTTGCTGCATCATCTTCTTAGTTGTCTCTTCGTTGCCCTCCTTTACTGGCCCTATGATCTCATCGTGAAACTGGCCTATTACCTTAACTCCTTTGTCACGACATAACTCAACCCAAGTGTCGAAGCAGTACACACCTGTACTCTGGTTGAGCGTACTGAAACGATCCCTGTCACTCCTGAGACTGTGCCAGAAGCCTGATACTGGGTTAAGCAACCACATGCCCCCCATGACCTCTCTTGTACGCACCCTAGATGCTACCTTCTCTATGGCCCAATTACGCTCCCAGAAGGCGCTCAGGAGCTTCTTAGCTTCCTTTAGTTTCATCCCTGAGTTACGTGCTAGCGCTGGTGGCTGTATGCCATATGTTGCGCTGTAGTTAACCACTTTGTAGTTCTTACGTAGTGCCTTAAGTGATCGTACTCCAGAGTTGTGCAGGTCTATATCAACTTGCGTTATAGCACCAGCAAACTTCGCTAAATCTAAGTGCGGATCAAACCCATCCTTCTGCATCTCACTAACGTAGACAGGATCAAGTGGCTGCATGTAGTGCCGTTTGGTCGTATCTTCTAACGATACCATGTCAGCGCCTACTAGAACCTCTCCACCCTCGCATGTTAAGCAGCCTCTGATTACCTTACCATACGGCTTGTCTACACTGGGCAGGTTCACCAGTGGCTTGAAGTGCTTAAAGCGGAACGTGTTGGTCAGACCAGCGACACCAGCTTGTAAGTAACCATCTACGTGACCATCTAAGAAAGCCTTTAGTATGCCTGCCCTGTGCGTCAGTACAGTAAGACCGTCAAGTATATCTACTGCTGGATCAATTGAAGCTAACTCCTTAACGCTATCGCATAGCTCACCATCCTTTCGTACCTGTTCGAGTTGCCTCGGCTCATTGGTCACCTTGTCACGTAAGAACTTAAATGTACGTGGTTCCCAGCCAAGTGAGAACAGCCAGTCCTTTACCTGATTGTTACTGTTAGGGTTGCCTTTGACCCCACCAGTAGTAATCATAAAGCTCAGGGTTGTCACAGACTGCTTGTACTGTTCACAGAGGGCAGACCAATTCTCGCCGTGAACAGACAGAGTGCCATCCTTCTTGTGCATAACCTTTGGCTTACTAATCATGCGAGTGAGTACACGTTCAGGCATAGCATCTGAAAGGGCCTCTACTTTCTCCTCTTTTAGTAACATAATTTCGTCGTAGGCTGCTCGTGCCTTTGGTACGTCCAATTTCCACTGTAGTGCCTCCTGCTCCTTAGCGCAGTCCATCTTGAACGATAGGTAATCAATTAACTTAGCTTGGTCGTTCACGTTAGTGTAGAGCTTAGTTAACTTTATCTGTTGATCTCGCCACAGGCGGTTGTTTATGTTAACGTCTTCTACGCAGCGGTGAGCGTAGTCTTCTGGTGTTAGGCTGTCCCAGTCAGTAATTACTGGCTTAGGCACTCCGTACTCCTCTCCGTAGCCCTCTAAGCCATGCTTAAGTCGGTCATGGCTAAGGTACCAAGACAGTGGCAGCGTGTCGATCATACGTGCCTTAAGCTCAATGCCTAACACTTTTTCTATCGCAGGGGCATCAAAGCGAATGATGTTGTGTCCTACTAAAGTCTGTTGAGAACTGAAGAACTCACGCATTTCGTCGTAGTCGTGCGTGAATTTTACTGGCCCTTGGTCAATAGAGTACGCCAAGACATGAATTTTGGTCAACACATCTAATAGACCATCTGTTTCTATGTCAAATACTGTTGTCATTTTATACTTCCCTTAATGTAAACGTATCTAAGTTAAATCTCATTGTACCCGCTGCACCTTCTTCTGAGCAGGGACGGTTCTTCTCAACTTTAATGTATGTCGTGTTTCGTTCCTCTAAGCTATCTGCTTCTTTCTCCCGTGACAAGTCAATAACGACAGAAGCTCGTTGCCCAATCATCTTGCAATACTTCGGGTCTCCGTTCTCATTCGTGTGAGCGATTGTTACGATGCCACAGTTAAGCTCTGCTGCCAGCTTAGACAGTCGTATAGACAAATCCGCGAGCATACTCTCCTTGCCCTCCTCAGACGATCCGACTACAACGTCTTGGATAGGTTCAAAAAAAATAAACTTTACGTTACAGGCTACAGCAAAGTACCTTATCTGCTCACATAATTCGTCTGCACCCTGTCCATCACCCATGAAAAACTGGTAGTACAGTTCATCTTTAGTCAGGCTCTTAATAGCTGCCATCACCTGATCGTTAGCACCCTTTTGCTCAATCAAATCTCTGCGTGTCAGGTTGTCATTACATTCATAAGACACAAGACCTAGCAGAGAGCGTAACTTAGTCTCCTCTACGTGCATTGCAGCGATTGGTACGCCCCGTGAGATCATGTTATACTCTAAATAACGCATTATTTCGGTCTTGCCTATTCCCGTTGGGGCTTTAATCACTGAAAAGTGACCCTGCATTAGGCCAAGGATTTTATCGTCTAATGCTTGTATACCTGTGGGTACGTACTGATGTTCTGGTGCGTCCTGATACAGAGATATGAAGTCCTCTGTGGTGTTCATCACGTTCTCTGGTGTGTACTTACTAGCTGCCCACCATGCTCCCTTGAACTCCTTCCCTTTGCCGTTTTGTAGGAAGTCATTAGCATCTTTGTAGGGATGGTGGTTCACACGATAGACCTTATTAGGGAACATCTTAGCTATCTTATCAGCAAGAGAATTGCCAGCATCGTCTGTGTCTACTGACAGTATAATCTTATCGAAGCTGTTCAGCCACTCTGAGCAGTTCTCCCAGAGCTTCTTAGATGGCGTAGCAGAGGGTAACGACACAACAGGGTTAGTGTAGCTGCTCTTTAGTATCTGAGCTACTGAGAGAGCGTCTAGTTCACCCTCTGTTATCGTTACCATCTTAGAGCTACCAGCAGTGAAGAGGTTCATACCAAATAACTCATCAGTCTTGAACCCTGTCTTAGCGTAGAATCCCTTCTCCTTGATGTTCCTGACCTTAATTCCGCCGCTGGGGTACACGTACTCTTGTCGGTCCCCGTAAGTCAGAACTCCGTAGTCCTCCATTGTACGGCTATGTATGCCTCGCATGGCCTCAAACTTTCCAACGCTGGTCATGTCCTCATAGAACGACACAACAGCCTTTGGTGTGAATGTCATCTTGTTATCTCCTTTTGTTGGGTATCTCTCATCCGCCCAGTCGAATGTTTTTCTACTGGAGGGATAACCTTGGTTGCAAGCGTGGCAATTGCCGAATCCTTCATCGTTATAACTGAAGGCATCTGAAGAGCCACACGATTGGTAGGGGCATTTTTGGTGAGCATGTTCAGCCATGTGGCTCTCCTTTGTTTATGTTATACTAATGTATCTTCAGAGAATTTTCCCAACCAATCTTCATAGGTAGCAACCTCTTTTGCGGTTAGGTTCTCTTTAAAAGTATTCCACGT